ATAGTCTTCCCAATCTGGATTAGTATCGGAACAGAAAAAATAAGGATAGCATAATATTTTTTTCTCACGAATAAATTCTATTCTACAAATAGAAATTTCATATCGTCCCGTATTTGTAATGTCAATTATTGCTGAGGACTTAATAACGTGCCCCGTTTTAATCATACCATTATACGAGTCAATTATTTTGTCTTCTTGCAATTTCAACACTGCGTTCATTCTTTTTTGAGTTTTATATCCGGATTGCCATAAAGCAATTATTACCGCCGCA